TTGCTCGGGCCGTCCTCGCCGTCGAGCGGCTGGGAAACAGGCTCAACCGAACTCGGGGCCTGCATGTTCGAGAAGCGCTGCATGGCTTCCTCGAAAGAGACGCGGCCGCCGGTGGCGTCGGTCTGCTCCTTGGCGAAGGCGATGTCGCGGACGAGCTGGGAAAAGACCTTCTGGAAGTTCTGGCCGCGGCGCTTGAGCACGTCGGTGTAGTTCGTCAGGCCGGCCAGCAGGTCGTCGCGGTCATTCTTGGAGTCGCGGCCGTTGTCGATGCTCGGAACCTGCGGGCAGGTGAACTCGACGTCAGCCCACTTCGGATCGTCGGGCAACTCGCCCTTGGCGATGCCGTCGCTGATGCGATACTGCCAGTCCGGCACGCAGTATTCGTCGACCAGCATGCACTGGATTTGGCCGACGTAGCGGTCCGCCTTGCCGAGCACCATGCGGATGAGCGCCGAACCGGCCTTGCTGCCGTCGGTCACGACTTCGTAAGGAAGGCCACCTGCCGCGATCATGCGGGACAGCACCTCGTTGAACATCTCCATGCTCTGCCGCGGGAAGTTCGGCGACACGCTCTTAAGGTCTTCACCGGGCTCGAGCACCAGGAGTTTGCCGCCCATCTGCTGGCCGATCTGGTTAAAGGAGGTCGAGCCGATGCCGTTCAGGTCGGCGGCCATGCTCTCGTCGATGGCGCCGCCGTTCTTCGTGAGCACATTCGGGATGTCCGTCACCTGCTTGGTCGCCCGCTTCTCCAGCTCGATGATCTCGACCTGGTCCTGCATCGAGTTCAGCGCCTGCTGCATCGGGGGCAAGCCGTGGCCGCCGGAGACGCGCTGGATGTTGGCCACGTGGCACATGGCCGAGGCAGGAATGAGCTTGTAGCCGGCCTCGCCGGTCTGGACCCAGTAGCCGCGGACGGAGCCGTAGACGTCGTAGACGATGCCATCCCAGGTCTGCGCGTCGACCAGCGCCTGGTCGTCAGGATTGAGCACCCGGTGGCCTTCGACGATCTGCATGACAGCGTCGCCCGCGGCGTTGCGGGTCTTGATGGCAAAGATTTCACCATCCACCGCCCACGTGCGGACGATGCAGCGCTGGACCTGCTCGCCGGAGAAACGGCCAGTCAGGTCAGCCCGACGGGTCTTGCGGTAGTAGTATTCCTCGTAGAGTCGCGCCTTCGCCGGGTCGGCCGCATGGCTCGTCGGGGTCAGGCCATCGCCGACCACATACATCACCATGTCGTTCACATACTGCACCATCGCCGGGTAGTTCTTCTCGGCGTAGCGGGCTCGCTGGATGAGCTGCAGGCGGTCCGACTCGCGGACGTCCTTCTTGGAGTCCTGCGGGGTCGAGCCATACCAGGCGCGACGGCCAAAGGTGAAGCCGCCGTTCAGGAAGTTGTTGTTCCAGGACGCCTGGGGCTTCGGCGTAGCCTCTCCGGCGCCGGCTTTCGGCACCTTGACCTTGGTGGCTTTGCTGGCGTTAGACTTCTTGGCGGGCATAAAGATCAGTAGACGCGGTTATCCCAGCGGATGTTCAGGACGCTGTAGCGGGCGTATGCCGCGTAGGCCTGCGGATCCAGCTGGTAAAGGGCATAGCCGGCCTCGTCCAACATCTCCTTCGGGGGGAGCGCCCACTGCTTCGACACGCTCGAGCCGGAGTCGGAGTAGGAAACCACGTTCAGGCCGGCGGTGATGGCCGTGACGGCCTTGTTGCGGATGGCCAGCAGCTCGTCTTCCGTGAGTCCGATGAAAAGTCCTCGTGCCATGGTTTGTTCTTAACCTTGGGCAGGGGGTAAAGAGGGGACTGGCCGCCGTGTTCCATGCACCCTAGCGCCGCAAGCCATTACAGCACCACAACAACGCACCAGCGGCCAGTCCTGAACAAAAGGTGCGAACATCAGCAAAAAGGTCAAGTCAGGCATCGAGCGGCGCGGCCTCTCCTGCCCCTTCGCGGCCGACGATACCCCAGCGGACGGCCACCAGCATGGCAAGAAGCTCGCAGTCCAGGGCGTGGTTATCTTTCTTGCCGGCGGGCAAAATCCATTGGGGCTTGCCCGTTCGCGAGTCCCGCACCCGCACCTCGGCGTTCATCTGGTCCACATAGTCGGCCACGGTGTCGCGGGCATACGTGTGCACCTTGCGAACCCGAAGGCCTGACAGCAGATCCTTGCCGGCTAGGTTCGACCACACCAGCAGCCGGGCGCGGTTGGTCTGCCCGGGCACCACGTAGGTTTGGACGTCGGAGTAGAAGCGTTTCGCCGTCTGGCCGTTGGCGCCCTTCACAGTGAAATCGTCTTGGCCTGAACCCTTGGCGCACTTCCAGCCCCGCTTGGCCGTCTCGGCGTAGACCACCTGCGCGTTGTCGCCCGCATCGACGAGCACCAGGGCGCGATGGACGCCGTGCGCCTTGGTAAAGTTCTCGACGTCTCCCCACGTTTCTAATCTGGCGAAGGCACGCAGCCGGCTGTGCCCGGTCTTGCTCCAGCTGCGCACGACGCCGTAAAAGTGGCCGCGCTGACAGTCGATGCCCGCTGTGCGGAAAGGTATCGAGCCCTGCGGGGCGTCCTTCTTTTCGGCCACAGAGGCCTTGGGCGTGATCATGGCCTCGGCTTCCCAATCGTCGGCCAGGGCGTAGTCGCTTGCCGTAGCCGCCGCCACCATCGTGCCGCCGTCGTCGCTCCAAGGCAGGGCGAGATACTTCTGCTTGAAGATGCGCCGCGGTTCCTCGTCGCCGTAGGTGTCGCTGGCCTCCTTGGCCTTGAGCATGTCCACGCCCAGGGAGCCCCAGCTCGTCGAGGCCAGAGCATTGACGTGCAGGCCGACCCAGCCGCGTTTTTGGCTCACTGTCATCGGGACGAACTCGCCGTCGGCGTTGCACCTGATCCGCGTCTCGTTGGTATCAGGCAGTCGGACAGCGCACTTGGCGCACTCGTAGGTCGTGCCGTCCTCGACCTTGCGGTGGTCCCAGCCGGCCTCCGTCTTGGCATCCTCGGGAAAGCGGACCATGTCCCAGATCCAGGGTTGCAGATGCCCGCATGCCACGCACCTGAACTGCCATTCACGCTGGTCCGTCGTGCCGTAAAGGTTCGCGAAGTCGTCGCCCACCAACCCGGGCTGGCTCGCGTATAGTTTCTTGCTCGTCCACTCGTAGGCCTTCGTCCGTGCCATCGACTCCTGGAGCGCACCCTTCGGCCACTGCCAGAGCTCGTCCCCAAAGACATAGCGCGTCGAGATGCGCTGCAGGTCCTTGTGCGTCGTGGCCGAGTTGTTGTAGACGATGGTTCCGTCGGCGAAGTCAATCGTGTCGCTCTTGGCGTTGTCATTCGGCGATAGACTCTCACGGACCGCCGGCACGACGTTGAAAATGGGCCGCAGGTAGCGCAGGGTGAAGTCCTTCGCGTTGTCCTGGTTGTCCATGTAGATGACCATGTTCCCGCGATCGTTGGCCATCAGGTGCGTCGCCAGCAGGCGCATGGTCAGCGTCTTGCCGCATTGGATTGCCCAGGGCATGACCAGCACGCGCGTCGACGGCTCGCTAAAGATGCGGATGGCCGCCGCAATCCATGGCCAACGCTCCGGGCGGTATCCGCCCTTGAACGGGGAGTCCGGGATGTTCGTGACGTTCCGGGCCAGCCACTTCACCGGGTCGGCGTTGTCCGGCGGGCTCAAGGCCTTGCGGCCGACGGCCAGCAGCTCGGCGCCGTTCACTTGCTCAAGTCCTCCCGCGTCTTGCGCACCCAGCCGGCCAGCACCTCCATCGCCTTGGGCGGGTCATTCGGGTTGCAGGCCTCGCCGATCTCCGCCGGCATCTTGTCCAGGCGGGCGATGACCTCGCCGACGATGCGCATCATGGCCTCCTGGGCGTCGCTTGCCTTGATGTAGTCGCGGGCCAGCAGCGCCCGGCGCTCCTGTTCTTCCTCGAGGTTGATGAGCGTTTTCAGGGATTGGTTATAGGCCGTCTGGTATTTGCCCTGGTTCGGGTCGCCCATCTCCATGGCGGCCTCCCAGACGCCGCGGGCACGGCCGACCAGACCTCGGTGCTCGTCGATGGTGTCGGCCAGGCTGCCGTCGTCGAGCTCGGCGACCTTGGGCTTCGGGGCGCCGCGCTTCTTGGCGGCCTGCCGCTCTTCACGCCACGCTCGCGCAGCTTCCACGCTGTCGCCCGGCATGCCGTCCTTGAGCAGGATTGAGACGCGCTGGGTCGTGAGCCCTAAACCAGAGGCAAGTTCCTTGAGTTTGAGGGTCATTTTTTGCGGGATGGTCGGTCAACCGATGAAAAACGCGAAAAACCCGCTCTTTTTTTTAACGGGGTGTCGGCGCCA